GACATTCTCTTCATAAAGGCTGTAAAGATAGCCGATGTCAATTGTTGTCTCACACTTTCTACCAGTCTCCTCTTCCATCCTGGCCTTGATTCGGTCAATAGCAATTACAGGATTGACCATCAAATGTACACAGAAGTTTGGAAGGAGAACCGTAGAAGTCATTGAATGATAAATACTTCGATAAGTCTGAAACTCATTCTCGCTCATAACACCGTTCTTGATTTGAAGCCGAGCAAAAGCCGTATCTCCAAAGTAAGAACGATCCAACACAGCATTACCATTTCCATTCATGGCGTGCCACTGTGCGTTTAAGTGCATCTTATAGCGAGCCTGAAGGAGGTGAATCTGCATTGTGAAGGCCCATCTACCCTGGTCTTCGTAAAAACTAGCCAGATAGGGGTTAGCATTGTTTTTTTCATCAGGCTCCAAGAGAAGCAGTGTGTCTTCTCCGAGAGCCTGTCCTAATTCTTTGGAGAAAGTGCTCTTTCCCGCTCCAATGATTCCTTCAACAATAGCAACCTTTCCACGGTTCATTTTTTCTCCTCAATCATCTTCTTAAGTGCCCATTTTGAATTCTTAGAAAGGTTGTCGTAAGTTTCTAGTTCTTCTTTAAAAATAAAAGGTCTGCCGCTGACTCTAGTCATAAACTCATCCTCTTCTCCCATCTTCAAACTACCAACCAATTGCTTTTCTTGGAATGGCGGGAAATCGTTGGTCTCACTGGTTCCATAAAGATATGCATCTTTTCCACCTTTGGGGATAATCAACACTGAATCTTGTTCCCATTCGCTACCATGGTTGATAATGTTGGAATTAAAATCGTTATCGTCTTTTAAGTTTACAACAAACATACTTTGTTCACTGACTTCTACCGCTTCATCGGTATCAAAACCTTCAATGAATGAGCCCTTTACCTTAGTAACTCCATATCCTTTTGAAAGAAGATCAGCTTTTAATTTTCTACTTCTTTCGTAGTTCTCTTTATTAGTATATTCATTTCTAAAAGCAGAAAGAATCGCACTATCGTGTTCCATGATGTGGCCATAAACACGAGAAAGGCTTGATTCATTAATGCTTTCACGCCATTTTTCCCACTTATCTAATATCTTCTTCATCTATCTTTTCTCCTTATCCGATGATTTCGTCTACAAGTCCATACTTCAAGCATTCTTCTGCGTCAAACCACAGATCTCGCTTGAGAATTTCATTAAGTTTTCTTTTTGGAATGCTTGTGTGCTCAAGGTAAATCTTCTTGAGAACGTCCATAAGTAACGTACTGTTTTCGAGGCTATCCTTCATCTCTTCAAACTTTCCCCACATTCCTCCTGAGAGTTGGTGGATAAGCATAAAAGAGTTTCTGTGCATAAATCGTTTCTCTGCGACAACACTCATCAAAGTGGCAGCACTAGCAGCACAACCCTCAACATAAGAATAGACAGGAACCTTGCTGTTCAAAATAACATCAACGCTGGAGAGCCCTGCGAATACACTTCCTCCATAACTATTGATGTGAAGATGAATAGCAGAAGGGTTCTCTGAACGAAGAAGGTTCGTCTGGTTGATGAGGTTTGTCTCAAGGTTTCTAAGTGTTTTGTTGAGCAACAAATTCTTTTGGCGAAGAACCTCAGAATAAAAATAGATTGTATTATTAACACTATCAACAACGTTGTTGTCGTCTTTTCTAGCACCCACTGGAGAAGAGATTACAGTATTCTCTGTATTGTCTTCTTTCTGGCTTCCTTTGCCTCCGACCCAATAAATATCTTTAAACATATCGTGTTACTCCTTTCGTAATCTTTTGATGTTTTGGTAGCAACGCTCAACTAAACCGGAACTGTTCTGAGCTTTACCTCCTCCCAAGTTCCAAATCGTATCGATACCGAATTGCTCACATACTTCCATTTCAGGAGTATTTTGTTTGGTTCTATCACCACCATTTCCAAAATAGTCTGGCTTCATTCTCTCCAAAGCCTCGCATACAGTTCCATCTGAGTCTTCCACAGAAGTGATCTGAGAAACACCCTTGATGTTCTTCATAATATAAGCTCTTTCTACGAAGGGCATAAAAACATAACCCTTCTTATCTTCGAGCCACGCATCGCTATTCAGGATGATAATAACATCCCCCAAGCGGGAAGCCTCCTTGATCATGTCGATGTGACCCATATGGACCGGGTCAAAGCCTCCGCTTAGAGCGATTGTTTTTCTCATTGTATACCTATTATGTTGTTGATGATTGAAGTGCTATAAATACAAGAAGTACTATACCACAAAGTAAGTAAGAAAGAAAGTAAAATTTGTCTATTTTTTTATTAAATTTCTTTACAGCACTCCATTTGAGACACACCATTGTTATTATAGCGATTTCAGCCATAAAGAAATTGGTGGCAGCAATGGAGAATAAGAGAACCGCAGAGATCAGAATCGCCGCACTTGCATATTTGACTTCATCCGTCATCTTCAACCTCCATTACGTCGTCAATGGATAGAATCCAGTTTTTTGATCTATAGAGATAGTCAAAGTGCCACTTGGTTGTCTTCATTTTCTGGGAGATATCCTCTTTACCAATTTGCTGAAAGTAATCGACAAACAGTTTTCTTACTTCCATGTCGGTCATTCTTATGTTTATTTTTTTTTCTATTAGCATGGCACCCTCTATTGGATTCGAACCAATGACCTACGGATTAGAAGTCCGTTGCTCTATCCATCTGAGCTAAGAGGGCATAAAACATATTATAACAGAATTCTTTCCTGTTGTCAATAAAAGATTATGGCTCCGGTTGCTGGACTCGAACCAACGACATGGTGGTTAACAGCCACCCGCTCTACCAACTGAGCTAAACCGGAATAATATTTTTCAATCGACCCCGTCAAGAATGTTTTGTCTAAGTTCACTGAAAGCCTTTTTATCACTCTCAGTCAAAGCAGCCCAATCGCCTGGTTTCGGAGCTTCATTGTGATTCCAGGTAAGTTCGTGAAATCGGAATAACGATTCTCTATGGACTTCTTTCTCAAACAGATTCCGCAGCCTGATCTTGTTTACTGGGTTTGTAAAACTCTTATAAACAGCAACTGCATTCTGAATCTCTTGCTCACTTAGTGTCGGTCTATCATCGGTATAAGTCAATCTGTAACCTCTTTCGTTTTTTGAATTTTCCGTGTCTTAACAACAAACTGTTCCCCAACAGTAACTAAATACTTTTTCACCTTGGCTTCTATATCTGAATTTTCTGAAAGGATCTCCTTTCTCTTGAGATCTGCTTCTTCAAACGTCCAATAAGTAAAAGATTTTTTCCAAGGGCGACCCTGTTTGTGTTTCTTTTCTTGCTCTTCTTCCATTATATCACTCTCATAATTTAGGGTTAACGTCCCAACCATCCGTTAACAATCCACCCGTAGGACTCCGATTCGTATTATTATATACTATGGCTGGAGAAGTTTTTAGATTTTTTCTATTATTTTGCTGCTTTATTGACAAGGCGAATTGTCTCCTCTGAAGCATATTGATAGCAAAGGTTATCATCGTACCCGTCTAACCAGTAGATGTAAAGACGATCTATGTTCTCAAAACTGCAATTAGAGAATTGGACATTATAGTAGTCTTTATCGACACTTAGTATAATTCCATAGAAGTAGCCGTTGATGTCTTGTACGAGATCTCCCACTGAAAAAACATTACTCATTCTAAATCGAAATACTCCTGAGTTCTATATTTCTTAAGTAGTTTTTTAAGATCTTCAAGGTTCACTCCAAGGAATCGAGCCGCCTCTGCCTTAGTGCGGGTTGCTGAGAAAGCATACTTTAAGACAGCATCTCTAGCAATGGTAGGGACTGATTTCCATATAGGAAGACCATAAAACATAGAGCCCGCTGATTTAGCAGCTAACTCTAGCTTAAGCCCAATAACCTCTTCAAGACTAAGACTGTTCAACATAACTTCAAATTCATCTGATGTTTTACCATCCTCTCGAAGTTTCTTGCTGAGAGAACAATCTTTATTCTTGCCCGGTCGGCCCTTCTTTCTTTTTTTGCTCCATGTCATTTGCAATTCCAAGAATAGAGTATCCAGCAATGTCTTTCCAAGGGCTCTCTCCAAAAGCATCTTTCTTTGTAGCAATCCTGAAGAGCTTATCTACTACTCTAACCATTGCTAACATATCCAGATACTGGTCAGGCTGGACACCATCAGGATACAATACTTTCATAATTTCTTGACACTTATGAAAACTATCTCCATAAGCTTCATTCTTTTCTTTTACTAGACTACCAATTGATGATCCAATATAAGAATATACGTTAGTATCTTTTTCCATAAAATAATCCTTTGTTTAATTAAGTTCTTTTAGAAGTATACTATAAAACTACTTGTTTGTCAAGTAAATTCTTCTTAGTTAACAGAGCTAATAACAGTACGTTTCTTGTTTACTTTCTTTTTTTAAATAAGAAAAGGCAGCACTGCGCTGCCAAGAACTAAAAAAACAAGAAAACAGATAACGAACTTGTTTGAGATTTTAGCATAGATTTCTGGTTTTGTAAAGGCTTATTTTTTCTTTGTTGTATTATCGATGAAATCTCTCACCTCTACGTATCTTGGAGAGATTGAGAGGAAGGGGAATCTTACGTAGACTGAATGGATCATCCCTACGATTTGACCTCTATGATTGAAGATTGGAGAGCCTGAGCTTCCACCAACTGCTGGAATTGAGTAAAGGGCTCTTCCAATGTAATCGCCATTATAGTGTCCATGCAAGGTAGGAACCATACCGGGACCATAAATTCCTGCTGGTGCTGCTAGGTTATACATTACATCACCTGGGGTAGGACGGATTCTTGAAACAGCGGAGGCTGGCTTATCTAAACCTTTTACATATGTCATACACATATCTAAAGCATTATTCATAGCTAATATCTTAGCATCATGCTTATCTCCCAGATTATCAATGACCTTGAATGTACTTCCTTCAAGTTTTAAACCTTGATCTTTCAGCATTGCAATTAAACTTTCATCATCACAAACGTGAGCAGCAGTCATTACATAAACACCATCGCCATCATTCTTTACAACAAAACCTGAGCCAGAAGTTCCCATTCTTTGCTTCAGACAAATTTCACTTGCAGTGTTGTTAGAATCAGTAACACAAATAGACACTTCCATGATCTTTTCAATCTTAAGGAAAGAATCTCTTTTGAGGTTGTGTCTGGTAGACTCAGTGTGAGAGCTATTGATAGCACAGTTTGAGCTACAAGCAGTGGATAAGATTACAAATAACATTAAAAGTAGTCTATGAAATGTGATGTTTCGCATGGTAAGTTCCTTTTCGGTTGTATTTTTAAATAGGTCGTTGAAGACGTAAAGAGAGGAAGAAACTATATACCTTTGATACAAACACGGAGTTCCTTATGCGAATTACAGCCTCAATATTTTTAGCAATCCTAACAATCACAACGATTTCACTTCATTGTGTGAAAACATCTACAACAACAGCTAATATCCCAGAAAATAAAAATGTTGTTCGTAACGATAAATGTTCCCCTTTTATCAACCTGGATTCTTCCCGAGAAGCTCTCACAGTACAGATTGTTCTGTTCGATGACCACGGAAATAAAAGAGAGATCGTCGCAATGAAGCCCCAAGATGCTAAACTATTGGGCGGTACTGACTGTAAATAAATCTCCAGTCTATTTATCTTTGTAGCCCAGGATAAACTATGGCGAAGAAAACTTATGTATTAGATACCAGCGTTTACTTGACAGACGCAAGTGCAATCAATTCCTATGGAAACAATGATGTACTGATTCCTCTGAAGGTTTTGGAGGAGATTGATAATAATAAAAAAAGACAAGATAGTGTCGGAGCGAATGCAAGAAACTTGATTCGTATCCTAGACTCCTTAAGACAAAATGGAGACTTGAGAAAAGGTGTCCGACTTGGAAAAGGTAAGGGAATAGTATTTGTTAGAAATTATGACCCAGCCCTCCTTCCTAGTGACCTAGACCCTAAGACTCCAGATAATCAAATTATTGGGACTGCTCTCACAGAAATAGATGCCTCTCCAAAAAGAAAGGTAATTCTAATTTCCAGAGACATCAACATGCGAATCAAATGTGACGCAGTTGGAATTCCATCCGAGGATTACAACAGAGATCAGGTCGTCAGTGACCGAAGTCTCCTCTATACAGGTGTAAAACACCACCTGGTAGATGAGCAGATAGTTGATAGGTTTTATTCCAAAGAGGAAATCTTTTTGGAAGAAGATGAAGTAAAAATCCTTCCTAATCAGTTCGTTATGTTAGTTTCCAATTCTAATGAGAAGAAGACAGCCTTAGCAAAATTTGAGAACTACCACACTCCTCTGAAAAAAATTATTGAATATAAAGATGTATGGGGAGTCCGTCCGAGAAACAAAGAACAGGATTTTGCCATGAACCTTCTTATGGACCCTAGTATAGA